GAACTGGATCTGGATTTGTTGGAGCATCAGTTGCCCCTTCCGTAGTGCCAGCGATAGCATCACTGTCAACAATACCTGATTGAGGGGAAAAACCCGCGCTAGGTGTCGGAAAAATGGAGACTGACTTCATAGAGGTAGAAGAAGGAGCTCCAAATTTAATATCTTCACATGCAGAAACAAATACATTAAATTGAATTGGACTGTCAAGTGATGGTGAAACCAGATTATTCACCACATCAACTTCAATCACACCATTATACCTTTCAGCCGAGTCTGTGGAAAGACGAGTAGCGTCTGAGTATAGATCAGTGGTAGTGAGAGAACTTGTACCTAAAAATGGTACGGATTGACCCCAACCTACAATAATTTCGAAATCATCACATTCTGCAATGTCGATGACTCTACTGTAAACGGAGTTATATTGGATTTCTGACCCATGCGATCTTGGGTCCCACCTGATAAGCAATTTTCCTTTGTGGAAATTTGACTTAACAATTTGAAATCTGTACTTAATGCTTCCCTGCCAGTTGGTGAACGGGGTAGCTACATAAGACATAGGAGTGGGGTGAATTTCGTCACCCTCAGCTCTTGACAAATTAGGTGTAACTCTGCAATTCCAAAGCAGAGTATCAGGGGCTTCTTGGGGCCCCATAGTAAATGAAGTAAGATAAGATTCACGTTGAGCGAAACGTGCGATATCCATTTGATCTTCTCCGTCCAATCCGACGGTACGTGAATCAATTGTCAGCTCCTGTTTGGAGTCTAATGACAGCTTCATAATTGCATCAGCGGCATCTGTATTGGCTAGATTACCAGCTGGTGACGGTTTTTGCTGAACGATGTCAGTAACAATGGGGGGTCTCGAATACCCCCAATGCGTTGCAAGGGTTCCAACTCCACTTGCGACCATCTCGGTAGCTCTTGCATAAGGAGCTATACCAGGGACGTCTTTGAGCTTTCCTGCGGCTCGAGCAATAGCACTCGCTGGTGCTGAAATGATACCTTTCCCATATTCATCTCCTGAATTCAAATTACCTGACTGCGGTGTATAATTAGCAGCGGTAAGAGTAGTGAGGGATGTAGGCATAGTAAGTACAACATCGGACGCCCAAGCGTAAACTGTGATGTTGACCGGATCATTACCTTCATTAGCATGTTGGAGATTGCCAAAGGATTTGATCGTCATTTCACCCAATAATTTCCTATCTCCACTAGACAACGATAGATAATTGTCCTGCCAGAAAAAGGGTAAATCTAACTGTCCTCCTGTATTATTTGTAGGATTGAGAAAGAAATGGGGTTTTTGTGATGCGCCAACTAGATCAGCTTGTAGGAAATTGCGCTGAACAGTTACGTCATCAAAGCCCGAATAAGGATTATAAGAAACAAGAGCACGGCCATAATGAAAGCCAGTACCAGAAATAACCATCTTGATGTGGAGTTTGCTTCTATAAAGCTCATAATTTGCGATCTTTTCGGAGACTCGCGGATCGTCAAGGAAAAGTGACCAGGGGTCGAACTTCTCGAATAGAGGCTGACCGACCGTCCATGAGAAATCGCCAATGCGAGTGGGACGGCTAAGAAAATTGCCAAGGTCTGAATCGGAATTATTTCCCAAATTCATGGTACTATCCATACCAGAACCGATCTTTGTGGTCCATCCAGCGTCTTGTTCCTGGAAATTGGTAATCTCAGATGTTAAGTCTGCAGATCCCTCTTCCTGTATAGTACCAAGAGCGCCAGATTGAGGTTCATATCGAATATCATGGACCTCAGGGAATGCTTCCAAACACTGACCAGTGAGTGGATCCCAAAAATGTGAAGTTTGTAAGTCGTCACAAGACTTGTTAATAATAAAAAGTGTGTTACTAATGCGGTTGTTTACACGGGTACCAAGGTAGCATCATACCGAGGTCCTGTCTATGTATTTCTTGGGCACTTTAAACCCTAGCCTAGATAAGCTAAAACATTATGTTTCGTTACATATACAAAGCGTGAGAGTATCTTATATACATCAAAAATGATACTTCTCGCGTAAATCAGTTATATACAATAGATTTTGGTTTCTTTTTAGTTACGACTACGATCTATATCGCATCCGGGACGGTTTAAGGACGCCGCCTGAAGGTATTTACATAGCTACGGGAATATTATCCAGAAATTCAGCACAAAAGGCTGGGAATAATGGTTCTCCGAAGCTTTCAACAATAGTATATCCGTACTCTGTACAAGTAATTCCATAGACCGTTAAATCCGGTCGCAAAATTGAAACTACAGTAGAATATTTAATTGCTTGATCCACAACTTCATGTCTAAATTTTGAAGTGCGACCTACGACGCGTTTGCATTCAATAACCAATGCAACGCCATCGCGTATATACAGTAGATCCATTTCACCCAGTGAACATAGACCTAATTGAAAATTTTTACCAGTGGGGTTACCTAAAATGGCAATGGTATCCTCGATCAAAGTATTTTCATCCGCTACTGGTTCAGGAATAATAAGTGGTTCAGTAATGGCAGAAATTTCAGAGATATCTCCTATAGAAAATGAATAACCTAATGAATCCGATTCTACTGAAACGAAATCCACAAGGAAGTCTACAAGATAATCGCGCTTGAGTGTCAACTTTTGACGTGATCTTTCACTGATATCCTTTTTTAAAGTGGCATTGATTTTTACTAGCATGTTTTCAGGTAAGTCATCTAGTAATTCAAACCATTCATCGAGGTCTGCTGAAGAAAGAATTGGGGTTGGTTGTTCCTCAATTTCTCCAGATTGTGGTGCATATTTTTCTTTCCAATCAGCAACTCTGTCCTCATATGTGACATTGAGTCCTGGTACTGGAAGATTAGCACGTTCAGCAACAATCTTCATTTGTGATAAGCGCTTATTAAAAACTTCGGGTCCATGAAAGAACCACTCTCGAAGTGCGCCATCAATATTCATGGCTGAAACTGTAATAGGGGAAACTACCTTGGATTCCAAGATGGAGTGCAGTGACTTAAAAATACTGTTCTCATCTAGAGCTCCTACCCATGCATCTAAATCTTCGTCAAAGCGATCCGACCTTTTAAGAAAGTCAGCACTAGTACGTGTCATGTAGGGAATAGGTTCAGATTCCTTGTCGGGCATGGTAAAGACAATATCGTTAGCGGCAAAGAAATTGGCCATCTGAACGTGGTTGAATTTTGAAAAGCCTGCGCGAACAGAACCTTTGGCATCATCGCCATATGTCATGAGAGAAAAGATATCTCTACAAACAGCGGGTCTACCTAATTTTAGTTGCTCGCCAATGGCGGACATCTCAGTCACAGGATAAGCATCGTGAAATGCTAACCTGTGTAAAAGTGAATTGACAATACTATTGATATAAACTGTCATATTCTGACCTGAGGGATTAGTGCCCATAAAGCGGATTAACGTACCGTTAAAAGCAACTAATGGTGAACAAATATCGTGAGCAATAACTTCCATAATCTTGACATCAGAGGAAGAATAATTGCCGGACCATTTGGCAATCTCAATCATCACTGAAAAAGCTGATAATGTGAGTTGGGCAGGCATACGAAGATCGTATTTGGCATAATCGCCAGCGATGATCTGTTCATCTCCGAATTTGGCCATGAATTGAGACAATTCATGCCAATCGGAACCGTGACTGTTAATTCCAACAGCACATTCCGCTACCAAAGGATTCATAGAAAGGAATCGAGCGATAGGAAGGAAGTACTTACGGATTAGAATTTGGAGAGCAATGGGTGCAGCTTGAAATACGCGCACTTTCTCCTTAGAAAGCTTAGTGGGTTCGTCTTTCAACGAAGAGCCAAAAATGCAATTCAAAAATTCTTTGTCGCCAGCACGAGCGACAAGTTCATCCCTGAGATCCCAAATCTCTGGGGTAAATGTACGAGGACATGCTTGATTATCGGTAGGCTCTAAATCTACTAAAAAGTTACTCTTGGGACCATGAATAGGATATCCCATAGAAGTACTATTGTTCATAGAATCGACAAAATGCTTGCCGTCAATTCCTGAAACAATCTCTATATCAGACAACGGACGCATGTCTTGTTTCCACAGAGTGGATTGCAAATTAAATACGTCTTGAAGCCCGGCCAAATAATCATCCATGGCTGCCTCAACCTTAACGGGATCAAATCCAATAGAAGGATTAGAACACACATCAAGTGAAGTATACCACGGTTTCCACCGTTGTTGATCAACATGGCCATCACTACGAATGATAGGATTATCGAACTTAGGAGGACCCCACTGATTATCTACACCACATACCTCAGAGACAATCTGAGATATTGGTGTGGAAATGACAGCGGACTTGAAAGTATTACGGCCAGAAACAGAACCGTAAACTTGAATAGAGGTGTCTTTGTCAATAAATTGACTAGGACACTTGGGATGAACGGTAGGTGAAATAGCGATCTTTTTCCCACAAACAACATCAGTAATATCAGCTGCTTGGGGTGCTTCAATGTGAGTCTTACTTAGGTTAAATAGAGCTTGCATACCTAAAGTAATATCTGAAGATAGAACGGAGATTCCACATCCCTTGGAGGTGCCAGAAACACCACCTATATGAAAACCTAAAATTCCGGCACGCGAAGTTTCAGAAATGATAGGAGCCATACACATGCCTGGGAATGAGAGCATTTTGGTAAGGTTGTAATACGCACCATTGAATACATAAGGGCCATTAGAGACTCCAGAGCAAAATTGCCACAAAATACGCGATGAAAATGTGGTACCGTCGGCACGGATTCCGTTGACATTGGCAACGGTAGGTTGTGTGATATTTTCTTCCATAAAGAAATCAGTCATATTTTTCAAAGGACCAGTATTAGGCACATAAAGTAAGGCTAAATCTGAATTAGGCAAAATATACGCCAGATCAGGGTTCAACACAAACTTAATAGGACGTGAACCTAAAACAAATTTTGCTGTCACGGTTTCCTTGGGAAGGAAGTGTGAAGGAACAATTAAAACATTAGTAGAAACTGCAAATGCTCCAGAAAATTTGTTGTCAATGAAAATTTGTCCAGAACTCTTCTCTAAACGAGCGTTCATTTGAGATGAGTTAGCTGTATAAGCGGAACTGGATGCTGCTACCTTAGCAACTGGTTGCCAAGGCTTGTTCTCAGCGTCTCGTGTCTGTAATTCGGAAACAGACGTAGGGTTCAGAGAACCCTGAATGGACAGTGATGAACGAAGAGCTTTGATTACTTTTACGGCTGCGTAAACTACAGCTAATGAAGCAAAAAGACCGCAAGCATACTTAACATGTTTGTCACGGGCTGACTTGAAAATAGCGGGAAGAACTCCACGACGATTGTGGATTTCATTCAAGTAAGCATTCTTCTTAGCTTCTACGACTCCTGCGAAACAAATAAAGAAATAAACAACACAGGTAAACAAAACTGTGCTACATAAATAATAAGATACATAAGAACATAAAAACATCAATAATAAAGTAAACAAACAATAATTGGCAATATAACGTTGAACAGACTGGCCGATCCAGTCTTGCCCAGCATACAAAATGCCAGCTTTCACATATTCATTGTCCATCCATTGTTCTGGGACATAGGAAGTCCAAACAGAAAATGGGGATTCAGAAAATAATGTGAAGCCTTTAAGAAGAGTATCTACTGCTAAATCTTCTACCTTAGTTTCAGTTTTCAATTTAAGCTTTCTAATAGAAAGAGAACTCTCAGCTACCTTGGAAGAGATAACAGTAGCGAGACGCTCTCCAAATTGTGGTTCAATATCACAAGTGCAGGACTGAGAAAGACAGTTGCAAGTGGAACAAATTTGAACCAAATTAGAAGGATCGTTAAATGAATCAACGATAGTAGATTGTTGAGAATCGTGTTTTCTAGCCTCAGAAATGATGTAATTGAGGTATTCGAAAATATCGATTTGCTTGTGGGTAACTTTCCAGCTGCTAAAATGTTGTTTGCCGGGTCCGTCACCTACGGGTTGTTTAAGAGTAACTAACCAAATGTCATTGATCTCTTCTAAGGTACCGAAACGATCGATAACCTTTTGAGAGTCTAACATATTGTCCGTCATAAATTCAGGACGCACTTCCAATTCAACGTGAGTGTGAGCACGACGAAGAATAGAAATGGGATTATATGAAGTAACACCTGCATGTAGGTGTTCAACATTAGTAGTAATAGTTAAACAACGAGGTTCAATAGTGATTTTACCTTTATTGGCCAAATCTGCCATGATAGCAGCTTGACGAATATTATTACAGATTCTGATGATCCAGTCCGATGGAGCTGTTTCCCAAAAATCTGATTTGGCATTACCATAATCGTCTAATTTTATACCTGTGACATAAGAACGGTATGTCGACATGTATTTTTCTTTTTCATCCAGAGTGACGATATACTCTGGTGAGCTGGGAACATTCATGGCCTTAAGAACAGCGGCCATAGAAATATCAGCAAAGGTAGATTTTCCTACTCCGGAATTGCCGAAGATTTTGATTGTGTAAGGTGATTTACGGAGACCACCACTAACACGGGTAGAAATGAAGTCAGCACGAATTTTGGAAAGATTTTCCCATTTCTGCTGAACGATCTTCTTTTCTGTACCATTGGGCATTGTCTTATAAAGCATGGACAATTTTTCAATGGTATCGGACAAATCTTTATCAAATTCAGACTCATCCTTATCAGTAAATTTAGAAAGGTTTCCGTTACGGACGAATTCCCATTCTGTGGTTAACTGAATGAACTTTTCTTCAAGTTGGACAATATCATTGGAAGAAAATAAAAGTGGTTTCATAGAACCGGTAAGAAAGCACATGTAAGCGCCTTCAGCAAAGTAAGTAACGGTTTCGATCAATGCGTCGATTAGATCAAAGGCCGAAGCTTGTTTTTGCATGGCTTCAACTGCGAAAATCTCAAAATTTCCGAGCGAAAGCGAGATTTTGTCTGTAACTCCGAGAGTGACGAGGAGAGATAATACTCTGGAGATTTTGGCAAATGAGGGAGAGGAAGTTAATAGTTTCCAATTGGTCATAGCCAAAGACATATCAGCAAGCCACCTAGGCCGTTCTGATGATTGAGGTGTCATTTCTTCGAACAATGAAGAAGCGACGGTTGTGAGCTGACTAACGAGAGACTGTGAATAATGTGTCTTTGCGTATAAAGTCAAGATTGAAATAAATCCGGTGGAAGTGGTTGTGGAAGAAAGTGCGCCAAATAAGGCAGCGAGACCTTCTAATTTAGACATAGCTTGTTCAGTTAGATTTTTGCGTAAATGATTGTAGATGTTAAACATCTCAGGTAAGTGAACAAAACTTTGTGGTTCATAAGTTGTGATTCCGGCTTCGGATAATAAATTCTCCATCTGGCGATGGATACTGGGAGCAAATTGCTCGAGACTTGTTTCCTGGTGTGTTCCCTTGTTCTCCTCTTTAATTGTAATTGTCATGATTAAATTGTGAACAAGTCGGGGGTTTTACTACAAGGTTTTATATTTATTGGTTTGTAATATAGGGTCAAAAATAAATTGATATAGGTGTATTTCTAATGGTAGGGACTACTATAAAGGGACTGCTTACCAGGGCAGGCTTGATTTGATGGTCAAACGAAATGAAGTAGTGTCATCCAAGAAATAACTATACTATGTGAATTGCGGTACGTTGCATTAATTGAATCCTCTAACAGTGGGGATCAAATCGAATATATAAGTGATTATCAGAAAGTCAAATAAGGTTGATATGATAATATATGCTTAAAAACGAGATGAAGGCATGATAGATGAATGTCAAATATTCAGTATAACTATAAAAAGATATCTAGTCTATATTAGTACTAGAAAAAATAAGGGTAATAATAATAATAAATTCGGCGTAGATTTTTAGAATTTATAAATAAAATTGTTACCAAAAAAGTGTATAAAATGTACATTGTTTAAGCAGACGGGTACGACGTCTGTAAGCCCTCGTAAGGGGCGAGTAAAGATAAGGCTTAATTTATCAGTGTATTGTGGGTTCATAAGAACTTTACATTATATTTTATAGAATTAGCGTGAACATCTATAGTCAAATACGACTATGGTGATGTGTTATCTAAATCGTATTGTTAGTAATGAAGTTACGGCAGAGTATGAGACTCT